TGGGCGCGCAATGCCGACTTCCCCGGCTCCAACGAACTGGCGGCGCGGCTGAAGCAAGGGTTGCCGCCGCAATACAAGGACAGCGCGCCAGACCCGCAGGTGGCGGATCTACAGCAGAAGTTGCAGCAGACGACGCAGAACGCGCAACAGACGTTGCAGCAGGCCGATGCGGAGATTGCGACGCTCAAGGCGCAGGTGGTGCATCTGACCGAGCAGGCCAAGGACAAGCAGCAGGAGATCGCGATCGACGACTACAAGGCCGAGACCGACAGGTTGAAGGCGGTCGGCGCGATCGATCCCGTGGCGCTTCAGATGATCGTGCGGCAGATGGTCGCTGACATGCTCCAGACCGACCTGGTGCATCCGCAGCTCATGGGCCACGCGCAGGATCAGGCCGAGATTCAGCAGACGCTGGCGCCACCGCAGCCAGAGCCCGTCAACGGCGCCGCGGCAAACCCGTCGCAGCAATGACTCTGAATATATCGGACGTGCTGGATCGGATGGGACAGACGCTACGCGCTCTGGAGCAGAACTCTGAACCCTCGCCCTCGCTCCGCATCCGCCTGCCGATTTCCTACACGATATCAGGGAGGACCATAGTCATGTCTCACGCCACGACTGCCACGTCCGAAGCCACACCGCCTGCCGGCGCCGACATTCTCGACCGCCTGCTCGGCCAGCCACACACCACCAGCGAGCCGCCGGAGGTGACCGCGCAGCGCGAGGCGCTGATGGCGGACGTTGCGACCGAAATCCGGCGCTTGCGGCAGATCGTCGGCGAGCGCGATGCGATTGCCACGCTGGCGAAGCAGGTGCGGACAGCGCTGGAGGCTTATGAGGCGGCGGAGGGGAAGGCCGCGGAGAAAGCTGCGGCTGAGACCAAGGCTGCTGAGGCGAAGGCCGCCAAGGAGCAGCAGGCAGCGCACGCGCAGGCTCAGCACGAGCAACACGGCAGCGACAAGCACAAGTGAGCGACACACCCCACATCGTCGAGCGACTGCGCGATCTGGCCGCTGTCGCTGCTGACGTGGATGAGGCGCCGTGCAGTCTCATCGACGGATTTCACGCGGCTGCCGACGAGATCGAGCGGCTGCGCGAGCGCATTCTGCACTTAGAGGCCGCCTCCATCCTGGCGCGCGGGCATCTGACTGCGGCTCTGCGGCCAGAGCAGCCGTTCAGCATCGAGCACAACGTCCCCGGCAACGCGCCGACCTAACCCCCAGGCCACACCATGAGCGACATGACACTCCCAGAGGCACTTGCCGAGATTGAGCGGCTGTGGATCAGGAATTACGAACTCGAACGCTATATCGTGAAGCTGGACGCTCTGCTGGCTCTGTATTGCGACACAGCGGACGCGTCACCGGAGTTCAGGGCTGCATATGGCTCTGAGCACAACGCCATCGCCACTTGGTCGATCCAGGCCGCATCTAACCACGCCTAACCGCGCACAACCCAGAGCTTGCCATGAGCGACACCGAGACCACCGTCCCGCAGGACGGGGGCGCACCTGCGTCCGAACCCGTCATCACCGGCAGCACGGAAGCACCGCCGCCGGTCGAGACCGAGGCCATAACTGAAACCACCGAGCAGGCTGAGGAACCCCGGCGCGGCGGCACCGACAAGCGGTTCGCGAAGCTCACCGCGCGCAACTCCGCCAACGAGGTGCAAATCGCGCAACTCAGGGCCGAGGTCGAGCGTCTGCGCCGCGGCGAGCAACCCGAGCAGCAAGTCCAGATCCCGCAGGAGTGGCAGCCGGTCATCGAGCAGCAGGTCGAGGCCAGAGTGGCCGCCAGGGCCGCTCAGCAGGCCCGTGAGGCGTTCCACGCCGCCGGGCGGGCCGCCCATACCGACTGGAAGGAACGCTGCGACAGCCTCATCGAGATGGGCGCAGATGCCAGGTTCGCGGAGTTGCTGGTCGAGACGCCGGATGGCCACCGTGTCGCCGCGGCACTCGCCGACGAGCCCGAGGAACTGGAGCGCATTGCGGCATTGCGCAGTGACCGCGCCAGGGCGATCGAGCTTGGCAGGTTCGCCGCCAAGCTGGAGAGCAAGCCAGCGCCACCACGACGCGCCGCGCAGGTGTCACGCGCGCCTGCGCCGATCCGGCCGGTGAACGGCTCGGTCAACCCGTCGCCGGACCCGTATCAGATGGATTCGCAGCAGGCGGTTCGGTACTTCGAGCAGCAGGAAGCCGAGCGGAGGAGGCAACGCTGATGCCGCTCAAGTCTGGCACCTCCGACAAGACCGTCTCGAAGAACATCAAGACCGAAATGGCCGCTGGCAAACCGCAGAAGCAGGCGGTGGCCATTGCGCTGAGCAAGAAGCGCGAAAGCCAGCACAAGAAGTAACCGTGCCGACGCCTTCTGGGGAGGCGCTAAACCCCCTGTGCCCTCTGGGGAGGCTGTATCCCCTGCATGCCCCGTGGGGAGGCTTTGTATCCCCTCAGCCGTGCCCAACCGCGTCGCTGCGTCTTCAGAACTCCTCTGCGACTGCTGGTGAACGATACGCTCCAAGAACGCTCAGCGTGAGGGGCTCACCCGCAATCTGTCGCGAGGAGCAATCGTCATGGCGACGAATGCCACCAACTCTGTCCTCACCATCAACATGATCACCGCGAAATTCCTGGTGATCCTCCACCAAAAGCTGAACTTTGTCGGGAGCATCAACCGCGAATACGACGACAGCTTCGCGCAGTCCGGCGCCAAGATCGGCAACACGCTGCGCATCCGCTTGCCGGTCCAGTACCTGGTGAACAACGGTGCCAACCTGGTGATGCAGAACACGGTGGAGAACAACACCACCCTCACCATCTCCACCCAGAAGCACGTCGCGTTCAGCTTCAACACCGCCGACCTCACGATGAGCATCGACGACTTCTCCAATCGCTACATCGAGCCGGCCGCTACCGTGCTCGCTGCCTCGATGGAGAGCGACTGCATCAACCAGTGCTATCGCGCGGTGTATAACGAGGTCGCAGTCACCGGCGCCCAGACCTTCAAGAACGTGCTGACCGCCCGCAAGGTGTTGCTCGACAACCTGACGCCACAGTCGAAACAGTGGCAACTCAGGATCAACACCCAGGACAATGTCGACATGGTCGATGTGTTGAAAGGGCTGTTCCAGCAATCCACCCAGATTGCCCGGCAATACACCGACGGCGTCATGGGCCTGTCGGGTGGCTTCGAATGGGCGGAGAACACCCATCTGAGCCAGTTCATCCCAGGCGCTCGCAGCACCGCCTACGTGCTCAACGGTGTGCCGGCGAGCGGTGCGACGACTGCCGTGGTGGCGACCGGCACCGGCAACATGGTGGTGGGCGATACCTTCACCATCGCCGGCGTGTTCCGGGTGCATCCCGAGACCAAGGTCGCAACCTCGGTGCTCCAGCAGTTCACCGTGACGGCGGCATACACAGGCGGTGCTGGCACCGTCAGCTTCGCGCCCGCCATGGTCTACGATGCGACAAGTGGCTATCAGAACGTGTCAGCAGCACCTGCCTCTAACGCCGCGTTGACCTTCGCCGGCACGCTCAGCACCGCACGCGGCATGTCACTCGCCTATCACCCCGATGCCTTCACCGTTGGCACGGCGGACCTCGTGATGCCGCAGGGCGTGGATATGGCTGCCAGGGCTGTGAAGGACGGGATTAGTTGCAGGATCGTCCGTCAGTATGATATCAATAACGATTTCTTACCATGTCGGGTTGATATTCTTTACGGCGTCGCAGCGATTCGCCCACAACTCGCCTGCCGCGTGACCGCCAACTAGCAGGCAACGGAGGGGCGCGTCCTCCCGGGCAGCCCCTCCATTTTCCCGGAGCATCGCACATGGTCACCCGCGTCTCATATCCAAGCGGCCAGGTAACATCGTTCAGTGCCGGCGTTGGGCTCAGCGACATCTCGCTACTGGCCACCGGCAACGGCTTTTCCGGCGCCTCCCTCACTGCGCATGCCGGCGGTGGTCAGGCAGCAGCCACACCGCTGGTCAGTGCGATCAATCTAATTGCGGTGTGCGCCACCGCAGGCGACAGCGTCGTATTGCCGCCGGCTATGGGTGGGCAGATCATGTGGATTGCCAACGGTGGGGCTGCGAGCGCGCAGATCTTCACCGCAGTGGGTCTCGGCGGCACGATCAATGGCATTGCCGGCACCACCGGGATAGCGCTCGCCGCCGGCAAGGCGATGACGCTCATGTCGCCGATCCAGGGCGCCTGGTTCGGCGTGCTGTCGGCGTAGCACCATGCCGGGCATCAACACGACCGGCGATCTGATCACGTTCTGTCTCAAGACGTGCGGCGTGCTGGGCATCGGCCAGACCGCGCAGGCCGAGGACAGCAACGACGCGCTGGTGATCCTCCAGAGCACCATCGCCGGCTGGCAGCGCAAGCGCTGGCTGGTGCCGAACCTGACCGATGTATCGCTGCTGTCCACGGGAGCGCAGAGCTACACGATCGGGCCTGGCATGAACTTCAACGTGCCACGTCCGGATCGCATCGTCAGCGGCTTCTTCCGCATGATGTTCACCACGCCGCCGCATGTCGATGTGCCAATGTCCATCATCGCCACCCGCGAGGAATACAACCGGGTGGTGCTCAAGGGCCTGACGACGTTTCCAGCTGCCGTGTTCTACGACAGCGCATTCCCGACCGGGGTGTTGTATTTCTGGCCGATACCGCCGGCCGCCGAGTATGAGATGCACATCACCATCAAGGCCGCGTTGCCAACGTATGTCGGGCTCACCGATCCGATCGACCTCCCGCCGGAATACATGGAGGCGCTGATCTATACGATGGCCGTCAAGCTAGCGATGCAATACGGCCTCGACCCGCGGCCCGGCCATGTCGCAGCGATGAGCGCGGCGCTTCAGACGATCCGGCTGGCCAACAGCCAGATCCCCGAGCTGCCGATGCCGATGGCGGTGGTCAACCGGCGCGGCGGCACCAGCGTCTCGGCCGGCTCGTCCGGGGCGTTCAACACGGGTTGGTGGTAAGTGGCCCGCGTCGCGCTGAACTCTGGGGCGTATACCGCAAGAAGCGTAATTGCGTCCGCGCAACGTTGCATAAATCTCTACCAGGAGGCGCTGTCGGCCACGACCACGCCGGAGGGCGCGAGAGTTGCCAACTCCGGCGAGCCGGCAGCCACCGCACACTACCCAACGGCCGGCCTCCGCAAGCTATGCGCCTTGCCCGCCGGGCCGATCCGCGGCGGCCGGCGCTGCACCAACGGCAAGGTCTACGTGGTGGCCGGTAGCGGCGTCTACAGCGTCGCCGCCGACTGGTCGTTCACTCACCTGGGCGATGTTACCGCCGGCATGCGCACGCCCGTCAGCATCGCGGATAACGGCAACACGGCCATGATCGTGGACGGCAGCATCTACGGCTGGACCATCGACCTGGCCTCCGATGCATTCGCGCAGACCGTCCCACCGCCTCAGGGGCCTGCATCGGATGATCCGGTGTATGTGTTCTGGGGCGGTGATCGGGTGGACTACCTCGATGGCTATTTCATCCTGAACAAGCCGGGCACGCCACAGTTCTACATTTCCGGCAGCCTCACCACGACCTTCGACAGCTTGGACTTCGCCAACAAGGAAACTTACTCCGACATCCTGATGACGCTCGCGGTGGCCAAGCGCGAGGTGTGGCTGATCGGCTCGCAGACCACGGAAATCTGGTATGACGTGGGCCAGACCGACATCACGGGCTTCGCCTTCCAACCGATGCCCGGTGTGTTCATCGATCGCGGCACGGTCGCCAAATACAGCGTGGCCGTCACGGATGACGGGGTGTACTGGCTGACCCAGGATCGCGGCGGCACCGGGAGCATCCTGCGCGGCGGCGGCTACGAGGCCAAGCCGATCAGCACCTACGCGATGGAGACGGAGTTCGCCACCTATCCGCGCATCGATGACGCGATCGGCTTCTGCTACCAGATCAGCGGGCATCGGTTCTACGTGCTGACCTTCCCGCACGCCGATCGCACGTGGGCATACGACACCACCACCAAGGAATGGCACGAGTTGGTGTGGTTGGACATCAACG